CACCCCAACGGTTTCAGCTTTACCAAGCCCACCAGCGGCTACACCGCTTCTCCCACGGACGCTCAGCTTGCGGCTACCGCCAACTGGTCTATCGTGGCTGACCCCAAGACGATTGCTCTGGCGAAGATCATCACCAACGGCTAAGGAGGTTCACCATGTTCTATGTTTCTGACGGAAAAGTGTATGTGAGGGAGGGAGATCACTTCCGTAATGTAGGCTTTACCGCAAAGGACAAGGTGATTACTCGGCGTGAACTGGAAAGTACCTCTGTGGTGATGGGTACGGTGGTTGCCGATACTCTCGACAACCCCGTAGCCCTCACCCGTGAGGAAATCATTACCAAGTTCAATCTGTCCGAGGAAAATCCCATCCCCGTTATCAAGAAGTCCCGCAAGAAGTCCGAGGAACCCGCTGAATGACAGGAGGTGGAAAGCATGACGGACGCTGAGAAGTTGAAAATGGTGAAAGCCATGACCGGCGAGACAGACGAGGACACGCTTTCCACCTACCTTTCTATCGCCGGAAACAAGGTGTGCCGCAAGGCATACCCCTTTGACCCCACCGTGACCGCTGTTCCTTACCAGTACGCTCACATTCAGGTAGAGGTTGCCGTGTATCTGCTGAACAAGCGGGGAGCCGAAGGGCAGACCGCTCACAGCGAGAACGGTATCTCCCGCTCCTATGAAGACGGCGATGTGCCGCCTACGCTGCTGAGGGACATTGTTCCCTTTGCCGCTGTGATGGGAGGTTGAGTGCATGAGGACGCTGAACCGCAACAAATCGCCCTTCTGGTATCTGCTGTATGACAGCAAGGCTCCCGCCAAGGACGAGTACGGCAACGAAACCGGCGAGGAACTGGTGGTTTACAAGCCTGCCGTGGCGATGAATGCCAATATCTCGGCGGCGACCGGCTCCGCTCAGGTGGAGCAGTTCGGTAATTTCGCAGGGTACGACAAGGTGATCGTTACCGATGACCTGAGCTGCCCCATTGACGAGAATACCGTGCTGTTCATCGACAAGGAGCCGCAGTATGACGAGGACGGGAAACCGCTCTACGATTACATGGTCAAGCGTGTCGCCAAGTCCCTTAATTCCATTTCCTATGCGGTCAGTAAGGTGACGGTATCGTGAGTCAGATAATCAATGTTCCGCTTTCTATTCCTGCTTACGATAGCTTAATCCGAAAAATTGAGGATTTAGGAAATTGGCAATCTGACCGTGTAATAGTTTTTGCTGATCGGTTAGCGCAAGAAGGAATGGAAATTGCTTCTATCAAGTTCTCGCAGGCCGTTTATGACGGCACGAACGATGTTTCCGTGACGGTGGAACCCCGTGGGAACAATGTTCGAGCGGTGGTGGCGACAGGCGGAGCTACCCTGTTCATTGAGTTCGGCACAGGCGTGACCTACCCGGACGATCACCCGGAAGCCGGAGAACTCGGTATGAAGCGTGGCGAATACGGTCAGGGTCACGGCAAGCAGCACTCTTGGGGTTATTACGGCGACCCCGGCACGAACGGAGTGCTGAAAGAAAAGAAAAACGGCGGGTTCGTGGTCATCACCCACGGCAACCCTGCCAATATGCCAATGTATGAAACGGTAAAGGAGCTACAAGACCGGCTCACGGAAATTGCGAAGGAGGTGTTTTCATGATTGATGTGGAGAGTCAAATCTACACGCCGATTGCGGAAGCCCTGAGAGCGCAGTTTCCCGGTATCTTGGTCAGCGGCGAGTATGTCAATGCCCCTACCCGTTTTCCCTATGTGAGCTTGGTGGAGCAGGATAACTACACCACGGAAGCTCACATGGACAGCGGCGATACGGAGAGGTTCGCCACGCTGATGTACGAGGTGAATGTCTACTCCGATAAGGCAGGTGGTAAGAAATCCGTTTGCCGAAAGATCATGAGGTTTGTGGACGATCTCATGTACGCCAAGAATTTCCGGCGTACTTCTCTGTCCCCGGTTCCCAATTTGGAGAACGCAACAATCTACCGTCTGGTTGCCCGATACAAGGCTGAAACGGACGGAACCACTCTTTATAGGAGGTAAATGAAATGGCTATTTCCACCTACAAGGTTTTTCTGATGAAGAAAGCCGACACTGGCGAACAGTGGAGCAAGCTGATCGACATTAAGGAGTTTCCTGACCTCGGCGGCGAACCCGAAATGCTGGAAACCACCACCCTGAGCGACAACATGCAGACCTACATCGCCGGTATCCAGTCCCTCGATGGTCTGTCCTTCACCGCCAACTACACGCTGGCTGATTTCCAGACCCTCAAGGCTTTGGAAGGCAAGAAGACCAGCTATGCGGTCTGGTTTGGTGGCACCGAGAGCGATGGCACTGTTACTCCCGATGGCTCTAACGGTAAGTTCAGCTTTGACGGTGAGCTGTCCGTGTATCCCGTGGGCGGCGGCGTGAACGAAGTGGTGAACATGAACATCACCATCGCTCCTTCCACTCCCATCACTTTCTCCGCAACCTAAGACACCAACAATCGCCGTATTGATAAGGAGGATTTATCATGGCAAAGCAGTTGACGATCAATGACCCTACTACCGGCGTGACCTACACGCTGGAATACACCCGCAAGACCGTTGAAGCAATGGAGAAGAACGGCTTTGTTGCCGCCGATGTGGAGCGCAAGCCTATGACTCTGCTTCCGGCTCTGTTTGCCGGTGCGTTTCTCGCCCATCATCGGTTCGTGAAGCGTGATGTGATTGACAACATTTACGCTCGTATGAACCATAAGGACGAGCTGATTGCCGCTCTGGTAGAGATGTATAACGACCCCCTGCTGAGTCTGCTGGACGAGCCTGAGCAGGAGGGCAACGAGGGAAACCTGAGCTGGAAGACCGGCTGGTAAGCGACCGATCTTCCAGAAATGAGGGGGGCGGCGGCGACCATCGCCCCGCTCCCCTTCTCGCTTACACGCCAAAGTTTTATGAGGTTTTCCCGTACTATCTTTCCATCGGCATGACCTATGAGCAGTTTTGGGAACAGGACTGCGAATTGGTGAAGTATTACCGAAAGGCGGCGCAAATCAGGCAAGACCTGAGAAATCAAGACGCTTGGCTCCAAGGAGCTTATTTTTACGAAGCTCTTATTGACGCTGCCCCGGTGCTTCGTGCTTTCGCCAAGAAGGGAACCAAGCCCACGCCGTATCGGGAAAGCCCCTATGAACTGTTCAGTCGGCAGGACAAGAAACAGCAGAAGCAGCTTCAAGAAAAACACGATGACCAAGCCAAGGCATACATGGAAGCCTTTATGGTGTCGGTCAATAAGAAATTTCAAGAGAAAGGTGGTGGCGTAAGTGGCTGACAATGTGGAAATTCAGGGGTTGGAGTTTCAGATCGTCAATGACAGTACGCAGGCGGTCACAGGACTTCAAAACCTGATTAACACGCTCAATCGTTTGAAAACCGCTACCAACGGCGGCGCAACGGGTCTGAGCAAGACCGCTCAGGGTATTCGGGAGCTTTCCAATTCTCTGAAAGGCTTGAACAGCGGTGACGCTTCGCAGAAGATCACCCGGCTTACCAATGCGCTGACCGCTCTGAGTCAGGTTGGAAATGTGAAGATTTCTTCCTCCATCGCCAACCAGCTCACGGCAATCAACACCGCTCTCGCTGGCCTGAAATGGACGGACGGCGACAAGCTGACTTCCCTTGCCAACGGTTTGCGCCCCCTCTCCAATATGGGGAAGGCCAATCTAACCTCTTTCACGACTCAACTTTCGAAATTGCCGAAGGTAATTGAGGACTTGGAAGCCGCTGACATTGACAAGTTCACACAGCAGATGACCACTCTTGCCGCCGCCATGAAGCCTTTCGCTGATGAAATGCAGAAGGTGTCCAATGGCTTCTCGGCGTTCCCGTCCAAAATCCAAAAGCTGATTACCAGCACGGAAAAATACAACGCTTCGGTTAGTAAGGCGACCTCCACTACCGGGAAATTCACGGGCGGATTGAAAGCGTTGAACGTTGCTGCTGCCGCAGTCGCTTTCCGCAAAATCGGTCATTTCATTGCACAGGCGGTCACGGAGTCTAATAAGTACCAAGAAGACCTGAACCTGTTCACAGTCGCCTTGGGGCAATATGCAGATGAAGCAAAAGAATATGCGGAAAAGGTATCCGATGTCATGGGTATTGACCCGGCGCAGTGGCTTCGCAATCAGGGCGTTTTCAACACACTGCTGACCGGCTTCGGTGACACGGCGGAACGAGCGCAGCTCATGAGCCGAAACCTGACGCAGTTGGGGTATGACCTTTCTTCTTTCTTTAACATTTCCATTGAAGACGCTATGCAGAAGTTACAGTCCGGTATTTCCGGTGAGCTGGAACCTCTGCGGCGCTTGGGCTACGATTTGTCGCAGGCACGATTGGAACAGACCGCTTTGAACCTTGGCATCAAGGAAAGCGTTGCGAACATGACGCAGGCAGAAAAGGCCGAGCTGAGATACTACGCCGTCATGACTCAGGTGACGACCGCTCAAGGTGATATGGCGAGAACACTGCAAGCTCCCGCGAACCAGCTTCGTATCTTGCAGGCACAGCTTACACAGGCATCTCGGGCAATCGGCAATATCTTCATTCCGGCTCTAAACGCCATCCTTCCTTATGCGATTGCCGTAGTTAAAGCTATTCGAGAGATTGCAAACGCTATCGCAAATCTTCTCGGTTTTACTTTGACCGATGTTGACTATTCAAG